AAGTTACGACCCCACTGTTCCATGAACAATGCCTCAGTATAATTTTTAAGCCAATGCTCATTAAACATGCGAGTATATGTTGTAGGATCTTGTCTGATAGTACAATCAACTAAAATAAAATCACCTGCTTGCAACTCTTCCCAATCAAAATCCATATATAATCTATTTTGATTTTCATTCCACTTAACTCTTCTAGATGTTTGAGAATTTGTGATCCAATCCAAAGTCTCAAGATACTGAGAAGTCATAAAGTAATGAAGGATATGCCCATGCGTCATAGCATAGATATCATTCAGGAAAATTTGATATTTAATATTAAAAATATTGCCAGGAACAATACTAGATGCACCGATGTGAGTATAAACATTGTTTAAACCAAGAATATCTGGTGGTAAATCAATATAGTTATTGTTTTCATACCAGTTGGTTCCACTTATTTGGGTGCTACTTTGAGCAGCAGTTTTGATAGCATCAGTAACTTCAATCTTAATGAAAGTCTGATAACTACCACTGTAGTGATATTCTTGGAATTTATCAATCGCCTCTTCAATTAAGTCATCTAATTGCGCTGTGGCAACATTGATGTCAATTGTGGGATACCCTAAGCGACGAAGAGCATAATCCCTTAACTCTGTTTTAGAAGCGGGTCTAGTTGCTGACATTTGTTATTATGCGAATGAGGGAATTGTAAGGGTGTCTACATTACCAGCCGAAACAGTTTCTCCAAGTTTAAAGAAACCATCAACTTGATTAACAGTAACACTAGTAGCACCAATAGCAGTGATAGTTGCCGTAGTTCCAGAAGTAGATCCAGTTATAGTATTACCAACTTGCATTTGTTTGATGTTGGAAACATCAATCGTTGCATTACCATTACCACCGGTAATTGTAATTGTTTCACCAATTACATAATTATCACCATCATTGTTAATTGTTACTGAGGTAATAGCACCAGCAACAGCTACGATATCAACTGTTAAGTTACTACCAATAGCAGATGATGTTGTAGCAACACCAGTTGCTGTAGTATATCCAGTTCCAGCAACCAGAGATGAACTATTGAGGGTCACTACATCACCCGGAACAGGGTTGCTATTGAGATTTAGAGTTAAGGTAGTGCTAGTTGCAAGATTGTTAAGCATCGCACTAAGTTGAGCAAATGCATTATCAAGTTTTGTCTGAACTCTTGCTTCGGTATAATACAGATTGGAAGTGCCTTCAGCAATCTCGTCGGTGTCCTTTTGGGAAAGGTCTAGGTTTGTACCAGTCTGTAAATTAACTCTAGCGTCAGCACGAGCATTTGTATAATAGACATTAGTAGATCCTTCAGAGAGTGCGTCAGTATCATGATTACTGATACTGGAAACTGTTCCCGTTACATCGCCTGTAACGTTACCAGTGACATTACCTACAACACCACCATAGGCAGTAATTGCTCCAGAGAAGTTACCAAGAGTGCTATAGATATTTGCATATCTATAGGATCCAAGACCAAGAATATGTGTATCATCAGCATCTGGTCTAAGACCTTTAGTTACCGTAGTTGATGCTTCAAGATTACCACTCAGGTTACCTATAACACCACCAGACGCAGTAACAACTCCAGAGAAGTTACCAAGCACACTGTAGATATCTGCATATCTATAGGATCCAAGACCAAGAATATGTGTATCGTTGGCATCTGGTCTAATACCTTTAGTTACCGTAGTTGATGCTACAAGGTTACCTGAAAGATTACCTATAACACCACCAGATGCAGTAATCACTCCAGAGAAGTTACCAAGAGTGCTATAGATATTTGCGTATCTATGAGATCCAAGACCAAGATCATAATTATCATTAGCATCAGGTCTAAGGGCTTTAGTTACCGTAGTTGATGCTACAAGGTTACCTGAAAGATTACCTATAACACCACCATCGGCAGTAATTGCTCCAGAGAAGTTACCAAGACCGCTATAAACATTCAACCATCTACGAGTCGAGAGACCAAGATTATATGTATCGTTGGTATCCGGTCTAACTGCTTTAGTATCTGTATCTGATGCTACGAGATTACCAGTTAAGTTACCTGCGACACCACCAGATGCAGTAATCACTCCAGAGAAGTTACCCTGACCGCTATAAACATTCAACCATCTACGAGTAGAAAGACCGAGATTATACTGATCAGTAGTATCTGGTCTAATGGATTTAGCGTCTGTATCTGATCCTACGAGATGACCAGTGAGATTACCTACAACACCACCATCGGCAGTAATTGCTCCAGAGAAGTTACCCTGATTGCTATAAACATTATACCATCTACGAGTCGAGAGACCAAGATTATATTGATCATTAGTATCAGGTCTAACTGCTTTAGTATCTGTATCTGATGCTACAAGGTTACCAGTTAAGTTACCTGTGACACCACCAGATGCAGTGATCATTCCAGAATAATTACCAAGAACACTGTAAATATTTGAATATCTAGCACTGCCATTACCGATATTATAAGAATCGTTAGTATCAGGTGCAATATTTTTGGTTAATGTAGTTGGAGCAACCAGATCAAATTGACCATCACCAACAAATCTAGTTGCCGTGATAATTCCAGCAGCAAAATCTCCGTTAGCATCACGAATAACCAGGTTGTTTGCAGCGTTAGTAGATGCAGAAGCAACGTTGATTGTAGTATTACCAGCAATACCATCAGCATTGGTTAGTGTAATACCAGAAGATGCTGTGACAGCAAACGTGCGATGTGCGTAGGTGTTAGCAGCAGTTCTGACCATGTATCCAGTACCAGTCTGTGCTGCCAAAGCAGTGATGTCTGCATCATCATATGTGGTAGTGATAGTTACTGCCTGAGATCCATCGAAGGAAACATTACCGTTGACAACACCATCAATGGTGATAACTCTTGCAGTCTTAAGGATATCTGCACTCGAAGCATTACCCAAGAAACCAGCAGAAGCACCAACACCACTAGCAGCAGTGATTTGATTGGCAGAGAAGTCACCGTTAGAGTCACGATTAACAACTGTAGATGCAATGTTTGCACTCGCAGTTGTCATGCTGTCCAGAAGGTCAGCGTTCAGATTGTTGATCTTAGCAGTGGTAGGAATAACCAGAGCAGGACCGGAAGAAACTTGAGAGATAATCTGACCATCTACAGTCAGGGTGCCATCAATATTGGCATTGGCATCAACATCAAGAGTTGTGCCAGACCCAGTAAGGCGAAGACTATTAGCACGAAGAGCACTATCTGTGCCAGCAAGAACTTCAGATGTGTTAGTTGCACCAGTTAAGAAGACGAATTCGTTGGCGGAATTGTCGTATCCGAAGAAGCCAATCCGAGCAGCAGAATCGAAATAACGGAATTCAACACCGCGATCTTTAGCATCATTAGATGCCGGTGCCGTGTCACCACCAAGAGTAATAATAGGGTCATCGAGAGTTGTGACCGTGCTATTGACTGTAGTTGTTGTTCCATTGATTGTAAGATCGCCTGCAATTGTTACGCCAGCAGCAGTTGTGGAGAGCTGAAGTACGTTGTTGTGATAGAGATCAACACCAGCATCATGTGTTGCGACAATGCTATTCTCACCAGATTTTGCCTGAATAAGAATATCACCACCGACATCAGAAGCAACATTATTTCTAAGGTAGATGTTGCCTGTATCATTATCTAGATATGTGTCTGTGCCGTCATGAGAAAGGGTAAAGTCATCTCCAGTACCTACAGCAATTAAATCACTATCATCAACCTGGAGAGATCCTGCAACCAATCTGCCATAGAGATCTGCATTTCCAGCAGAAACATCTACGGTGAGGGTGTCTCTGTTGTTAGCGTTATCCCAAACATGGAAATCTCCGCCGACCCATGCTTGCTTAGAAACTCTAAGACCACCATCACTCACAAGAGCAACAGATCCGTCAGCGAAAGTTGTTGCATCACTAGTATTTGTGATGTCAACTCTACCTGTAATATTTGTATTATTATTGATGTTTACTGTGCTTGTAAATTCGGAAGATCCATATACTCTCAGACCTTCACCGATAGCAAGATTCTTAGCAATACCAACACCACCAGTCACTCTTAAAGCGCCATCAGCAGCATAAGACCCTGTAAGTGTTTGTTGGGAAGATACTGTCAAACTCGTAACACCAGTTACCCCTAAAGTATCATCGATAGTAGAAGCACCTTCAACATTCAATGTGCCTTGAATATCTGTATTACCACTATCAGAAAGAACGGTGAATTTAGGTGTGCCTTGTGCTTGAATCTGGAAGGTGTCTGCATTACCATTCAAAGTAAAGTTTGAATTATCAATCAGAACCGCATCATTAACGGTAAGAGTACCTTCAATAAGAGTATTACCCGTTCCATTCTCAACACTAAACTTATCAGTAGTGTTATTTCTAACAGCGAAGTTGGCATCAACATCAACAGTATTATTAAACTCGGTTGTGCCAGTAACTGTTAGTTGAGCACCAAGTGTGACATTGTTATCAACATTGAGAGTTGAGTTTAACTCAGTGTGACCATCAGCAGTTAATGTACCTTCAATGTTGGTGTTACCAGTTACATTATCAACGAAGAACTTGTCAGTTGTGCCGTTTCTGACAGCGAAGTCTGCATCAACATCTAAGGTGCCATTGAAGTTTACGTTATCTTCAACCAGCAAGGTGCCCTGAATAGTTGTATCACCAGATGCACCAATAACAGTGAACATCTCACTATCATTACTATTGAGTTTACCAACAGCAAATCTTTCGTTAGATCCAGTAGCACCAACATACAGGGATTTCATAATACCTGCACCACCATGTGCTTTTAAGGTGGAGAAGTTATGAGATGCATAAGATGGAGATGCTTGGTAACTGTCACCAAAACGACCTCTGTATCTAACTCTCAACCAGTTAAGTCTAGATTCAGTCTCTGTTGCACTATCCTTAACTTCAATAGCGCCGTTAACATGGAGTGTGCCATCAATCAGTGCATCACCAGCAGCATACATACCACCGTCAACACGGAGAGAACCATAGTCGTTATTCTGAATCTCCCATACACCAGTTGAGCCATTCTTAGCAACATCGATGTCATTGGTGCTCTCCATGTGGAGATCACCGGCAAGCGTCATATCTGCGTTAGCATCAATATTATTAGTGAAGGTTGCAACATCCGTAACACCTAAAGTACCTGCTATAAGGGTGTTACCAGTCGCAGAAGCAACATTAAATTTATTAGTATTAATATTGAGATCATTTGTAATATCAACAATTCCATAGAAGGAAGCGTTGCCTGTAGTAGATTGTAATTCGATACGAGTTGTACCGCTTCCATTGTTTAATTGAAGTGTCTTAGAAGCACCCTGAAGGACAACGTTGTCATCAAAGCGAGAGGTACTATGGACACGCAGAGTGCTGTCAATATCAACCAAACCGCCGATATTAACGTCTTGACCAATACCAACACCACCAGCAACTACAAGGTCACCAGTTGTATTAGAAGTGGAGTTAGTGTTAGTTGTTAACTTAAGATTACCAGCAATGATGCCAGAATCAGTACCACCAAAAACTTCGGAAGTATTTGTAGCAGCGTGAAGGAAACGATAACCGCCTCCATGACCACTTAAATCGGTATAGTTAGTATCCCAACCATAGAAACCTAAACGTGCTTCAGTATCATAATATCTAAACTCAATACCTCTATCAAGGTTGTCATCGGTTGTAGGTGCAGTATCACCACCAAGAGTAATGATGGGGTCATCGACCTGCAGAGTTGTGCTGTTTACAGTAGTGGTAGTTCCATCTACCTGAAGGTCACCCCAGACACGAACGGTGCCAGCTACAGCACGATCATCGCCAGGGTCCAGATTCATCGTCGCATTGGTTGTGGCGATGTAATTATCTTGGAATTTTGCATCCTCTACATGGACCTTACCAGTTGCTTCAGATGCACTAATCTGTATAGTATCTTCGGCAGTAATAATAATGTTACTAGA